TGACACCTTCCATCTCAGGGTGCTCCGTCTTCTTGACCACGGTGTTGCCAACGATGATGGCGTTGCACACGAGCGGTGGCTTGCCAGGAGTTGTCGGATGCTTGTACCAGTAGTCCATGACTTCGATCTTCATCTGGTCGTAGGCGGTCTGGTATCGGATCGGGTCGCGGTGGTAACTGTTCAGGTAGATGCTGGCGATTGGGTCATCGTGCGTGCTGGCAGATGTGTATGGGTACCACTTGTTGCCGTCATTCACAGGGATGACGTTGATTCCGTAGTCCTCGATAGCAGCCTGCGGCGAGATGCCGTAGCTGTAGAGTGCCCAGTCGATTCGGCTGTAGTCCGACGTTCCGTACCCAAGGTACAGGTTCTCCGGAGTATCTACAATCTGCACGCGTGGCATCTTGCGGACCGGGTCCCAGAAGATCTTAGCTGCAGTTGTACCGTATAGCGACTTGAGAAGGGTAGCCTCCTCCATGCGCAGGTCGAAGTCGTTGTTGTCCCACCATGCGTAGAACAGTCTCTCCCGGCGTGATGCCTGGTTGCGCTCCTCTGCCGTAGGTCCAGTTGGAGTGTAGTTTACAATAGGAGTCACTGCCTGCAGTGAGGCAGGGATACTGACGTACGACGAGTGAACGTTGACTGACACGTGCGAGCGGCCAGACAGCCGTGCGCTTGGGTCCTCGGCCCAGTGGTCTGCACCACCAAGGGTGAACGTCTGTGGGTGGAAGTAGTGGTCGTATCGTCGGTACAGAGCACGCATTCGGTTCTGCTCAGGCTCAACCATCTGCTTCTTAACAATGGCGTCCCCAATGATACCGAAGTATTCGTTCTCTTCAGCTACCTCGCCAATAGCGTTAAGGCGCTGCTTCTCCATACTGAGCGCCTTCTTCTGTGCGTCTGTAAGGTTTGACATCTTAGAGTAATCGGCAGAGATCTTCTTGGAGACTACCTTGCCTCCGGAGATTACTGCGTTAGGAACCGTTCGGATGCCCTTGCCTGCCGGCTTGGTCCTTCCGGCACGCACCGCGCTAGGGAGAGGTGCTCGCTTCTTGCCGGCCTTGATGGTTGGCTTCTCGCCGCCAAGTGCCTTTCGTGCCGCTGCTGCAGACGCCTTGATGGCAGCGATTGCAGATGATGGAGCACTAGTGTCAGCAGGGGAGATGCTGGCGACTACGTTCCCACCGTTCTGGTTAAGCTTTGAAGGCTTCCCCTTCATTGCCTGACGTGCGTTCTCAAAGTTTGCTGCGATGTCTCGGATGGTCTGGGGCGGCGCCACGTTAGGGTCGTCTGTGTACAGAGACGGCTGCGGCTTACCGTTTACAAATGAGCCTGGTAGCTTCTTAAGTCCTTTGCCTTTTGCCATTATGCATACTCCCCAAAGTAGCTAAACACAGGCTTCTCAACCGGGTTGGAAGGGTTGCGTGTAGCGTGCCTGACCGAGAGGGCAAGTGCCATCACGGCGTCTGTTGAAAGGTTCTTGTCCGCAAGCTTGTATCCAAGTAGCTGACGTCGTAGCTCCATCCATACTCCTGTACGCGGGAGCTTGATCTGACCACGGTCGATAACCGCCTTAAGATCGCCAAGGAGCTCAAGCTTCTTAGCCTTAGTACCACCGAAGTCGTAGTCGCGCAGTGGCTTGATGATGCTGAACTCCTGTCGGAATAGCTTCCCACCAAACCCGGTTGAATCTACAATCGTGGTGCACGTAGCGCCGTCTTGTGTATATAGTAGATGCCCCTCGCGGACCATGTTGATGATTGAAGGGATTGTCTGCTTGCCAACCTTTCGTCGGCAACGAACCCCAACCATCATGTTGCGCTCGGTGTAGTCGATGGTAACGGCCCAGGTTGCATCAGAGGAAATACCTGGGTCCACTCCCTGCGCATATCGTCGCTTTGCGGTAGGGGGCTGCTCGTCTTCAAACTCTACGAAACAGTTGTCAATCATCTCTGCGTTAAAGTAGGCGTCTCTTGCTTCAATGAAGAATCCGTCAATGTTCTGCGGCACCAGGTACTCTGCCTGCTGGCGAATGATCGATTCAAAGGTTGACTCGTTTAGTCCAAACCCAACGTTGTCTCGCGTCGAAAGTCGGAAGCTCATGAACTGTTCGTCCTTGTTTGGGTTCTTAGGGTTACCAAGTTCCCACAGGTCAGCGTAGTCGTTGATACCCTCAGTAGGTGTGCCGATGAAGTGAAGCTGGCCACCGGTCGAGAGACGGCGCAGGTTGAGAACCTCCTGATAGATCATCAGAAGGTGCGGCTCAAACGCGGCTTCGTCAAACGAGATGCCATTCATGTCCTTTCCAAGCAGGGCCTTAGCCTTGTCCTGGGTTGTGCGGAAGTGGATGTTAGCACCACCGAACACTGGGTGGATCTTGATCCACAGATATTCTCCACGGTACTTCTTATCGAAGATATAGACAGGTCCAATCTCCTTAGTAATCGGGCATCCCCTGCCGCGCTGGGCTGGGTGCGAGCCTTGAAAAATCATTGAAAGCTCACGATGCACCAGCTCTGCAGTCTCCTGCTGGATGCCGATGTGGTACCACTCATAGGGCTCCGTAGTCCAACGCTCGGCGTCAGACTGACTGTTCAGTTCCGCAGGGCGAAGCCCTAGCTTGTATGTGGCCGAGTGCAGGATGCCTACAGCCATTCCAAGCGTCTTACCCGCACGGTTGCCAGCGGAGCAGACGGTGGTAAGGTACTTGGGCCTGTACCCCGTCTCATCCCTGGCTGACATACCCTGGAGCCAAGCAAGCTGGCCAGGGTTGAGATTGATCCCAAGCCAACGAGAGGCGAAGAAGCCGATGTCGGTTCTGCCTCTGGCTAGATCCTGAGCAATCTCAGTAGTTAGATTCATTACTTAGTTTTGTTCTTTGCCCATGGGCTTAGACTAAACATTCCGCCCAGACCAACTGCAGATGTAAGGGAACTACCAGTAAACTTATCCTTCTTGGTGATGTCCCTAAATCTAGTAGTAGATCCTCCATCTGCAATTGCAGAATATGGTGCTGTATTTGCCCTAACTGGCCTATAGCTATATGGACGCTTAGGTCCGGCTACAGGCTTCTTAGGCTTTACAGGAGCCTTGGGCTTCTTGGGCTTTGTGTACCCCTCATTTGAAATTCGTCGTGTTGTTGCCATTATTTCTTCCCCTTATTTCTTGCACTAATAGCCTTAGCTTTTGACTTAGCATCTGCCTTGCTGCTTGCACCCCACGCTTGAAGCGAGAGCAGCAACCGCGTGGGCCGTCCCTTTGAGTCCCGCTCCGGCCCTGGCATGTTTCCCATGCGAGCCAGGAACGAAGCCCTACGCGGATTATCCCCGGACTTAACCGGAGCTTTGAGCGTGCCGCCTTTATAGCTGGCACGCCCCTTAGCATTTAGACCTCCAGAAGGGTTCTTGCCCTCCTTGCGGGTCCAGGCAGCTGTCTTAGCCACGCTGAGCGGCAGTCCTTTGCCCTGACTTGTTAGTCCCTCGAACGGTCTTTCCACCCTTAGGAAGCTTCTTGAATCGAGCTGCCATTGCCTTCTCGGCCTTCTCGCCCTTCTTGCCTTCCTTCTTTTCATGCTTGGCCTTAGCGCCCTTGCTCGGATACTTCTCTACCTTATTGCCGTACTTCTCTAGAAGGAAAGCTGGCATCTTCTTCTTACCTGGCATTATCGCCCCCTAGTTCCGCCTCGTGAGAGGCCTTCATTGTACTTTCGTAGGATGTAGTCCTTACGGGACTCCCCCTGATTTGCCTTCTCAGCTGGCATTCGCACATAATCCTTAGCCACGATAGCCTTCGTTGCTGCAGACTTTGGCGGATGAGCTGCGTCAAATGGACCAAAGTCAACAGCACTTCCAACGTTTACCATAACTGGGCGACGTCCGAACTTGCCTGACTTCTTTGGAGCGGTGGCTGGCTTCTTGGAAATCACGCGATCCCCGTTAGCCTTACGTCGCACGACAGTTCCGTCAGCCTTGGTGACGACCCGGTTGCCGCTCTTGCGAACGACTACCTTCTCGCCCTTCTTGTTAGTAACGGTCTTGTCGCCCTTGCGGTCCTTAATCTTGTATCCTCTGGTGCTGTAAAAGTCCTTACCAGTTTTGGTTTTTTCCTTCTTGTACAGACCAGATCGAATGATGTTATTCTTTACTCTGTTTGGGCTGGCCTTAACCTTTGGCCGAGTCCCCACTCCACCACCTGGCATGGTTACTCCTTATCTCCAAAGACTGCGTCGTTTGGATTCAGTTTGCGGATAACAACCGGCGCAATCGCCGCTACCCCCGCAGCTACGATGGACTTCCAGCCATCCTTGGTCAGATCAAACACGCTACCGCCAAGCGCAAGGAATTGCGCCAAGCAGGCTGCCAGGAACGAGCGCCCCCAGGACGCGAGCGTTGCCTTAAGATCCTTGCTCATTGGTAACCTCCATTGCTGTACCTTCTACCAAATATCCGCCACCTAGAATCCCTGCCATCGAGATGGCCAGTTCACGGTCAGCGTTCTTTTCCTTACGTCGATCCATCATCTCTTGGGCTCGTAGCCCCTCAGAGAGAGTTGGGATTACGTCCCCATTCTCGACCATCTTGTATACGTATGTGCTTACCAGCTTGGCAAGGTCTCCGCTTGCGGACTCCACCTTCACTGCCTTCTGGATGTTCTTTGCAAGCTCCCTGCGTGCCTCGATATGCTCTGAGCTGGTGTGCTGCCGGCGGTGGTTGCCCAACGTGATCCGGCTAACGTACTGATTCTCGTCCTTAAGCCATGAAGAAATCTTAATATCTGATAGCCCTTCAGTCATCTTCCGGTTGATGACGTCAATGAGTGGGTGTGCGCAAACTGCGCACTTACTCAGTAGCTTCATCTACTCCACCGTTTTCTTGTAGGTGTTGTACTCTTTTTTCTCCCCAAGAATTTGCTCTTTCCCAATCTTCCCATGGTCCGTAAGATGCAATTTCAATATCGTCTTTAAAGATGTGCAGAATGTTATTTGTGTCAACAGAATGAGTATACATTATCCGGCTCTCGTGTAGAAAAAATTATTGTTTATACCTGCAGAAACAAGATATTTATTTTGGAAATTGAAGTTATTAAAAGGACTTTGTGCAGCTACAGTAAACCAATCAGTGGTTGTCAGGTTATCGTTTACAACTCTTGTCCACGTGCTTGATATACTGCTTGTGTCGCTTACGCAAACGTATTGACCCTTGCCAGCGTTAGCTGTGTTTCCAGACGATGTGGCAACCCACCTATTAATTGATGGTAGCCAAAACACGTTAATCAGTCCATTACCAGTGCCCATGTTTAGATCAACCGTGTTCCAAGACGTTCCATTTGTAGAATACCCACATAGGTCAACATTGTCTGTAGTTGCAACCCAAGTTGTTTTTTCTGGAATATAGTTTATAAACTTAAAGTCATCTGTGGAAGAAAAGCCAGTAGTTGTTACTTGAGTCCATGTAAAAGGAGCAGTTGTAGAGGTCGTGTGATACATCTTGTTGTTGTTTCCTACTACATACAACCTGGTCCCGTCAGTTGCTGTTGATATTGCCCTATCGGCAGAAAAGATGTCTGCCCTATCAGTCCAAGTAGTTCCGTTTGATGACGTGCTGCATAGTGCATTTCCAGTACCGTCATCGCCAACAATAACCCAAAGGCTTGCAGCTGCAAACCAAATTACATCCCTGGCATCTTTGCTAATTGTCGTCTGAGTACCTGTTAGCGTTGATGCAGTCGTCATAGTAGTAGAAGCGGCATTTCTAAAAAACCATCTATTATTAGAAAGCTTAATAAACCCACTTGGGTCTATCCCTGTTGTTACTTGATCTGTGAATGTTCCGTCCACGCTTGACGATGTCATTATGTCAGCGTCTGTGTGGTCTCTAAAATATATCGTTGATCCTTCTACATAAGAGGATGAAGTCGATGTATTTGTTGAGGTGTTTCCAGGCTGCCTATAGTACCTTGTGGCCCATGGGTTTACCCTTTGATTAGATGACACTACCCCAGTAATCATGCTACTGTGTCTCCTACGAGAACCCATGAGTCCGCATTATTAGACGTAACTCTCTTGATCAGTGTTGCGCTTGACCATTGGGCCCTTAGCTTAAGACCAAGTGCAGAGTTAACCGCAGCGACGTTAGTTCCTGCAGCCACAGTGATTTGCCCTGTGTTTGTTTGCATGATGTGGATTTGATCACCTACAGCCAGGATATTTGCCGGTACAGTTACTGTGATTGCGCCGGTGTTGCTTACCTCAACAAGCTTGTTCAGGTCGCTTGCCTGAAGTGTATAAGTGGTTCCTGTTTGCTGGTTAAGTGTGAGAGATAGGTTTGAGGAAGCGCTTACGGTGATTGACCCGCCAAGAGATACCGATGTGCCATTAATGGTGATTGCTGAGTTGGTAAGATCAGAGTTTGCAAGTGTCGAAACAGAACTTAACACGCCACCAGCACTTGTCTTGACAACGCCAGCCGTTGTGAGCGGAGTTGTTACAGTACCAGTGAACGTTGGAGATGCGCTTGGCGCCTTAGCAGCAAGGTCAGTTGTAAGACTTGTAACATCCCCCTGTGCATGAGTGTGGCTTGTAGAAGCGTAAGCGTGAGTATGTCCGCTTGCAGAGTATGCAGTTGCTGCAGCAGTCTCTGTTAGGTACTGTGTGTGTGGGTCAGACTGGGCAACGTGTGTTGAAACAGCGCCTGATGCCTCATACACTCCAGCATGGTCGTGAGCTACGGCAGAGTAGGTTCCGTTATGGTTGTGTCCGCTAAGGGCTGCGCCTGCATCTGTAAGGCTCTTCTTGCGCCACATGTAGTTGCTACCATCCGTAGCCCACTGGATGATATCTCCAGCGGCTGGGCTAGCTGCGCTTACGTCGTGTAGCTCATCGAGCTCATAGCCGTTCTGTACCTTAACAAAAATCTCTCCTGTGCTTGGGTTCTTCTTTGTTACTACACCAAGGTATACGCTGTGAGCAGGCTCAGCAGGAGGGGATCCAAAAACGAAACCACCAGCAGTGCTCGATAGCCAAACAGATACCCCTTCAGCTGATGCAGCGCTAGTGTTTACCCCTGTAAGTCGACCCTGCGTAATAACAGTTACAGTGTCTCCGTTTGCGGATGAGGTTTCTGTGAACCCAAGTGTCTTGCTTGATGTTGCCTCTGTATCTGCGTCTGCCAGGGCAATAGTTGGGTTAGTACCATTAGCACCGTCAACGTACACTACTGAGTACGCTGGGATTGTTCCACCGCTGCTGTTCTGGCAAAGCTCGTAAACTATGTCAGCTCGACCCTCAGATCCAAGAGGGGAGTATGCAGCGTCGTGGTTATGCCCAGAAAGGGCCAGTCCGGTAGTTGGGTGGACGTGGTCCTCTCGTGAAGCGGTAGTATCATCGCCTGCCGAGGCAGTACCTAGTGCAAGTGGTGTGGCCGTTCCGACTGAAGTTCCGCCGCTGGCACCTGGAGCTACTGCCCACTTAATGCCTGTAGTCTCTGCGGAATCGTAGGTTAGGACATAGCCATTCGTCCCGGAACCCGGCAGGCGGCCGACGGTATCAGCTGCTGTCCCCACAATGAGGTCGCCTTTGGCGTCGACGATAGACTTTAGGATGGCTGTATTTGTAGGTTCGTACGTGCCGTTGTGGTTATGGCCGGTCGTGGCGTACGATCCGTCGTGGTTATGGCCTGAAAGTGCCAGGCCTGTGGTTGGGTGAACGTGGTCGTCTCGGCTAGCTTCTGTCCCTACTCCAGAAGATGCTGTGCCCAAAGCGAGAGCTGCGTCATTGCTGAGCGTAGAGCTACCAGCCCCCTCAAGAGCAGTAACGCGGCCTCGTAGGGTAGACGCTTCATCCGTGTCCAGCCATACAAGAGTAGGTTCAACAGGTCCAATGTCTTGGTTAAACTCCTCATAGAACTCGTCTGGGATCTCGAACACGGTGTTTGCCGGGCCCTCAAGGAGGAGCCCGTTCCAGCGAATCGAGATTGGTCGTCCAAAGCGTAGTCTAGCCATAGTTCTCCCTTAAATACCCCTCATATATATCCACTTTTGTCAAGAGTTTACCTCATCAATGGGTGGAAGCAGCTTGGAAACAGGGGTAGATAGGGCATCTGCCGCACGTTCTACCTCCACATTGAAGACATTGGCCATGATCTCGTAGGCTTCCTTGCCAATTACCCCGTCCAGGGCCTCAATGGCCCGCTCTGCGCCCGCATAGTGGACGTGAAGCAGCTCATGGGCGATGACCCGGCGCTTCTCCTGGGGGTCTAGGCCCCAGAACTCAGCTGAAACACGCAGTGTGGCGTTCCAAAGGTTCTGGCTGACCTCGATATCGGCCCAACTGTCCTCTTCGCATGGGTGCTTGGACACTTCAATCTTCCAATGGGCAAGTCCAATGATGGCTGCCGCCCGGTTTACGTAGTCCTGAACGTCACTAATCCCTCTCATTTATCCTCCAAATATCTTAAGCTGTTGATCTAGCGTTGAATTCACCGACTTCATGGGATTATCCACGAAATTCTCCGTTTCCCCCCCTACCTTGCCAGTATCTGCCGCAACGTTGGCAGGCACTGTGTACTGGCTTGGCGAGTTATCACCGAAGATTGACGTGTACAGCCCGTCAGCAGCGAATGATCCTGCTGTTCCCAGGGCTGCGGACCCTGCAAATGCTCCAGCAGGACCACCGATTGCTCCAATGGCACCTCCGATAGCTCCTCCTGCTAGCCCTCCGGCCAGGTTTGCCACCGTTCGCCAGATATCTCCACCAGTTGCGGCAGTCAATCCAAGGGCTGCAACCGATGCAACAGGGCCTCCAATCTTGGGAATGGCACCAATTGCCTCAAACCCAATGTTTGCTGGCATGCTCTCAGCCGCCGCCTCTTCTCCAAGCACAAGCCGGTTGCCGATGTATCCAGCTGCGATGCCGGCAAGCGTTCCACCTACTCCGTAACCAATAACTTTGCCACGTCCTGGCTTTCGCTCTACAACGCTGGATGCCCTTACCTGGGAGTCAATAAGGTCTGCAAGGTCCCGTTCAGCCTGGCTAGTCTCAACCCTCTGGTTCCTGTTGTTTAGGAGCAGGTCATCGATCACCCGCCTGACAGGCTCAGGGTATCCAAGTCGCAACCTAACGATGTCGTCTGAGTTCCTCCACTCATCTCCGGAAACAAAACGCCCCATCTCAAACGGTCCGATAGGGTCTCTCTGCTTGTTATTTGCTTCATTGGCAAGATCAATAACACCATCGTCGTCTAAAGAAATTGGCTTGATCTTAGGTGCAATGTCCTCTGATACGTCAACGCCCATATCCCGAAGCAGATCCATCATTGGTCCAAGGAAGTTAGCACGTAGCTGGTAGTCAAAAATTATTTCTAGTAGCCGTGACGAGGAACTTGAGTCAACGCTTTGAGACCCGGCCTTAACCAGTGTCCTGCTTCCATTTCGAACTGCTGGTGTCTTAGAAACGATCTTGTAAGGTACGATTCCAGATCCAATCTCACTGCCGGCTACTCCCTCAACAAGCTCAGGTGACCGAACTACATCTACAACCTGGGACAGCCCAAGATCGTCAATCATGCGCTGAGCCTCGTCTGCTGTCATAGTCTGTGTTCCAGTAATTTTCTGTGTCTTAAGCTCTCCCTTTGAGTTAATATCTGTAAGATCCGGCGCATATGATCCACGCAGCTTGTTCTCATCGCCTTCTCTTGTGGATAGGTCAGCTGCAGGGTATAGCCAAATCTTCTGTGTTCTTGGCTGCCATACTGCGGTGATCTTTCCGTTGTTCTCTCGGAGAATTGCCTTAAGCCAGTTGAAAGATTCACTATTAGCAATCTTGTCGATCTCATCAGGGTTTGCACCCTCTAGGTCCCCAATAACAGTCTCTTCTGCGCCAGGGTCGGAGATGCTGTTCAGGTAGTCGACAAGATTTGCCATTGGGTCAATAATCTCGCCAGTTTTCTGGTCAGTAAATGTTTCCGGGAACATCTGCTCTAGGTTCATCTCGATAGCATGCCCTGCGTTAAGCATCATAGTCAATCCGTACTTGAAGTGCGTTGAGTCCCTGTTTGTGTTGATCTTAGTGATAGGGCTGTTCCTGTCAACTGCATAGTGGGTTGAGATTATAGACCATGCAACCATAAGCTTGTTAGCAACCATCTTTGCGTTAACTTTACCATCAACAGTTGATGAGTCTACGATTGCCTGCAGAGCCCTCTTGAATGAGCTGCCTTGAGCCTCACCTTCTAGTGATGAAGTTCCTACAACAAACTTCTTTGAGATCTTCTGCTTGCCTTCAAACTCGGACTTAAACTTTGCACGCTGGTTGCGCAGGCCTTTGATCCTGGCCGGGAACCCGTCAACTATTCTTGACACAGTATCAATCTGCCCCTCGATTGACATCTTTGTCTCGTTGTAGCGGTCTGCCTTTGGATTAAGATCTGCAAGTTGCTTGCGGAGTTCGACAAGCTTTTCCCTTGCCCTTGCAAGAGATGTGTTCTCCTCAACCACGCGTGCATCAATCTTTGCCATCTCCTGATTGTAGTTAGCTTCTGACACAGCCTCGTACGGAGCTGCCGGAATAGCTGGGCGTGTCTCTATATCGGAGAAGTAAGAGAGAGGAATAAGTTCTGCCTCTTGAGCAGCAGTCTTCTGTTCTGGCTGCCGGTACTCAGGATCTTCTTCTGCACCTTCTACCTGCTCACCAACCATTCCCATTCCAATGGTTGGTCGCTCGCCCGTCTTCGCAACGGACCCAATCTGTGTCCCAACATACTCGCGGTACAGGTTGATGATTGGGTCTCCCTTTTGTAGCCCAATCTGCTTTGGCTCAAGGAACAGAGATGGATCAAGCCAGGAGCGATCTGAGTCGACTTCCTTCCTGGACCCAAGGATCTTAACAAACTCTGGCCACATGTCTTCCGCAAGCGCATCAGACCCAAGCAGGCTTTCCACCTTGCGAGCGAACCCTGTCATCAGTGCTGCGCTACGAAGGTTGGGTTCGTATGAGAGCTCTACTACCCGCCGGAACTCATTCGCTAGTTCAGACAGGATTGCTGCGTCTCGGTTCTTTGCAACACCGTCTTCGCGCTGATTCCACCAAGTTGCACGTGCCGCGTGGTATCGGAAAACAAACCCTAGATTCCTAATGATCCTATTTACAATCTGCTGGTCTTGGGCTGCAAGGTCTGGCACTCCGCTTGGAGCGAATATACGACCGCCCTCTGTGCGTGCCTGCCCCACCTTGGGCTCAGTGTACACAAGCTTCTGCCTGTAGTTGTTTGACATATCCGCAAGAGGTCCGTCCTCAAGAACGTCGTTCTGCAAATCAAAATCATACTCTTGTACTGACATTCTTTCAATTGAAGGTCGCATGCCAAGGGCCTCTGTCAACCTCTTGAAGACATCTGACTGCTTGTACTGACCAGCGGATTCAGATGACCTCTTGAACTCTTCTTCGAACCTTCCAAGGAGTTCAACCTCATCGTCTGAAAGAGGCCTATCCACGCCACGTGCTTGAGCGTCTTCCACCTCTCGAATGATTCTGTATGCTTTGTCCAAGTTAACAGTTTGTTCTGACGCAGGGTAATCCATAGTCTCGAAGTCTGCAAATGGATCAGAAATCCTAATGCCATCGATCATCTCCCTGGGGTCTGGGTACTTGCCTTTCTCGTCTGGCAATACCAGAACAGGGCTTCCACTGCTCGACACGTATGAAGGCGAAAGGCGCTCGTTGGTTGCGCCGGTTGCAGCAAGCGTGTTAGCCGTGTTAAACTCTTCGTCAATGAACACGCCACGGGAGAGAATGTCTACGATCTCCCTAGTCTTTGTCGCGTCTAGGCCAGCTGCCTCTAGTTCGGTCGCAAGCGCTGTGAGCCTGCGAACATAGCCATCTGCAACGACAGCAGGAACGAATCCTCCTTGAACAAACCGTACTCCCTCTGGATGGCGGATTGGGATCGTATGTCGAACTGACTGGAATACAACTGGATCGATCTTGATGAATGTTTGTGCATCTCCCTCGAAGATAACACCGCGTGCAGTTTTCCCCTTCCCGCGACCGGTAATCTCTTCGACCTTAGAGTAAGTCTTCATGATTCGCTCTAGCTGCTGGTCTACAGGGTCTCCAACGTTGACAGTTACGTAGGTAAACCCTGGGCCGCCATCAAGCGAGATTCTCCTACCGCCGGCTTCGAATGACTGCAGCTTTACGCCGCCAGCCCCAGCCGGGATTTCCCATACCCTGATGTTGCCTAGATTGACAATGTCGTTAATAAACTTTTCCTTGATAAGTTTGCCAACAGAAGCGTGGTTCCTGGTGTAAGGGATATACTCCTGAAGGTCGATTCCTCCCCCTCGGTTTACCATCTTCTTCCGGACAACTGGGTCATGAATCCCCATCTTGTGCAGGTAGTATTCTGCAAACGCCATGCGGATTCTCTTCTGGATTCTGGAATCTGTTGATGTGTCAAGCCCGCTAGTGTCCGGCTCAACGATAAAGCCGATCAGCGCACGCGTTGTGTTTCCAGCGCCCTTCTCGTTTAGGAACGGGCCGCCGTCGTACCCCTCTTGGATATCGACACCAGCCTGGTCAACTACGATCCATTCCGGAGGAATGATACCAGTACGATCTACTGCGTACTTGCGGTATCCGCGCTTAGACCCGTTGCCGTAATCCATTACGTCGTTAACGGTAATCTTCTGGCCGGTGTCGGGGTCAGTAAAGCTCCACGGCTCCTTAGGTTCCGTGACAATCTCTGCGCCCTGCTCGAGCGGCTCATCTGGAATAAAGCGCCTTCGAATCTCGTCAACCAGGTCTGGATCTGCGTTGTTCTCAATAAGGACTTTTTCTAGGTACTTGAACATGACCTCTGCTTCTGGTCCCTTCTCAGCTCCTGGCACTTTGCCAAAGAAGCTTGTTGGTCGCGTTCCGTCCTCGTTTATCGAGACCTGCGTGTTCGCCATGGATCCTGACGCCATGTCGATTCGGTATGCGTTGATGTTTCGGATAAGGAAGTCAAGACCCTCGGCAACGCTTGGGTGCGTTAGTGCGCGAAGTCGACCTGTTTCTCGCAGTGTCTCAAGATCTGCAACGGCTTGCGCAAGCATGCGCTTAGCCTTTGCCAGGTTCTTCTTGTCTGCGGCCTCTGGTGTAAGATTACCCTTGGAAGCGAAGAACGGCTTGAACTGGCGTGCGTCGTCGTCACCTGCGCTTGCGCTCTCCAGTACTTCACGCGGGATTCCGGCCTGCTCCAAGCGGGCAATGAACGCCTCGCGATCACCGCTTCTGGTCACCTCGCTAAGGGTGTCCCCATACGAGTTCATGTAGTCTCCAATGCGCATCCGTGCGCCAGCGGAGCTCAGTGACGGGGAGTCTGATGTCGCCTTGGTGATGTCGACAATTTCATCGTCAATAACCATAGGAGTCCTACGCAAGGCTCGAACAACCCGCTGTGTAAGACCTTCAATCTCCTGCGGGCTTAGTGACTGGCGCTTCCCAAGGGTCAGCAGCTTGCTGATTTTCTTTACCGCTGTTTCTTCTTCAGTTCGATCAGCCAGGTCCCCTCGCTTGATGTTTCGCATGTTCGACTTGTTCTTCGCCTTTGCAACACGGAACGCCTCCTCTGGGTCTGCAGGGGAGATCTTTCGGATATCGATGCTGCGCTTCTTTTCACGTGCAAGCTTTGACTGCTTCCATGTATCTGCTGTGCCGCCATCCCCAGGTGCGTCCTGATCAGGATCAAACGTGTAGGCTGCCATGCCGTCTTCGGCAGACTGGGCAACTAGCTTGTTCCTGTCAAAGAACGCACTGAACCCTCTTGTCCCGTCTTCGTATGTGGCCATTGCGCCCTTATCGATGGCCTCAAGGATTTCGTTTTGGCTTACCTCGGAGTTACCATAAACCTTTTCAGAGAATCGCTGGTGCAGTCGCAGAGCTGTCTTGCCTGCCTCTGACACTGTCGACGTCGTGCCGTCAACCTCTCCCCGTGGATTTGGAAGGTGGAGAATAAGTCCGCCTACCTTACCGTCAAGGAACAGTCGGACCGCAATGTGATCAGCCCAGGCAGCGCCGCCGGAAACCAGAACATCGTCTGGCCGTACCCGCTTGGACATGTCCTCCACCATTGCATCCCAGTCAGCCTTTGTCAGGCGCTCGCCATCCCATTTGTCGTTCTTTGGGGATACCCTACCAGCTGACCCAATCACCGCAATACGCCGCCCCTTCGCTTCGGTAACTGGGCGCACCCACTTAGAGGGTTGGCCCTTCGTTGCGTTCTCCATGTTGATCATGTCGTCCTGAGTCATGGTCGCTTCAGGTACGCTGGCCCTTAGCTCTTCGTCGCTAACCTCGAAGTCCGGCATCTCTGTTGGCATCCCCTGATCGGGGGCCGCCGCCGTTGTCATTTTTTCGGGGGCCTGAGGTGGCACCATAGATTCCCCGGAAACAGGCATAGGAGCCACGCTGGCAGGAGTTTCCCCTGGAGGTGGTGTCTGCGCCCCACCCTGGGCCATAGCGGGGCTTGTAGCGCCCTTAGCCAGGATCTTCTCTAGAGATCGTGCCTGGGAGGGTGTGTTAGGGTTTCTGGCAAACATGTCCGTGAGCTTCTTGCCCTTGGACAAAGTAGCAAGCTCTTCGATGAGGGCTGGGTTCTCAGATGCCCACTGCTCCCATAGCAGGTCGTACTCCATGTTTACCTGCTCTTGACCCTTGCCGTTAATTGCCTTCTTTCCTTTAAACGGTCTTACTAGAGTATCGTATCTCTGAGGAGGGCTGAGCTTCATTGCTTCGGTGAAATCCTGCTCGCCAACCTGATCCATGTATCCCTTGATCTCTAGCATGTATTTCTCTTCAATGGTCATGCCGTCTGATAGGACTGCGGTTAGGGCTGAGAACCTCTTGTCCCCCTTCGTCGAGACTTCGTAGGTTCCGGTAACGGGTTCAGAGGTTTGGGCCCCAGCTGCCGGAGCGGAGGGGGCGACAGCAGCTGGGGTTTGCTGAGCTGGTACGGGTCCTTGAGCAGGTGCCTCGGTAGGGGCCGGTGCTTGAGGCTTGGCAGGCGCGGGCTTAGGCGCCGGCGCCATCAGGGCGTCGACGTCCGCGTTAAGCTGCTCTAGTTGCTTGCGTAGTTGTTCTTGGTCGACCATTCTTCTCCACCCTCTAAGAGGGTATAACTCTCTATTTATATCCCGTAAAACCAGAATCTAAGTGGGTATATTTATTACCCTCTAAGTATATCCATACCCGTCAAGCCTTCCACACCATTAAGTTTCCTTATCATAGGGGTATGTCAGTCCGGGAGGCCAAGTAACCCCTAGCTGACCGTCCCCCCGTAGAAGACTACGGTGGGACCCCCCTCAGCGAAATCTCGCCTCACGGGAGAGTTCGCTGGACTCCCCTCCATAGGGGGGTAGGGTCAGCGGGGGATTAGGCATCGCTTACGAATGCCGAACCTTCCGCGTCAACGCTCTCTCTCACGAGGGGTTCGCTGGACTCGCCTCCATACGATTCGTTGTCGCTCAACGATAGATGGCGGCACAGCCAGCGAGGGCACGGCAGGATCCGAGCCTCGTACCCGAGGGCTAGCGACGAGCACCTCGCCTCTCTCCCGTTACTCGGGGAGTCCGCTGGACTACCCTCCATAGTAGTTGCCGCACTAGCGGCAGGAAGGAGTACCCAATGGCGGTACTAGTAGCACTCGGTCTGCTTCAGGGGGAGCAGGCGCATTCGGCAGCGGTCAAGGTGACCGAGAAGGGGAACCCCATCCCCGACACATACACCTTCACTCGGAAGGGCGGTCAGAACACCGTAACCTTCCGCATTGAAGAGCGAGACGACGCAGGTCAGATCGCTAACTACCTGGAGTTCATCGCAACGGGGGCAGTAGCCGACAAGGTCGAAGCGCTGCAGTGGAAGTCCGTCAAGGTCAAGGCTTCGCTCAAGGTACAGCGCAGCAAGGACGCAGCGCCAGTACACAAGTACGAAGTGCTCGACATCGTAGAGGCATAGCCTCAGGGGGAAAGGGGGTAGTCAGCAATGGCTACCCCCCAGTACCCAGTCTCCAGAGAACTGCCATACCTGGCGAATGCAATACTAAATGTTACAATCAGGTGATAAGCAATGGAGTGGGGTATGAGCGGGAGGTGGTGTATTACCTCGTGCTCAATCTCACTCTCTCCTCGGGGTGTCCGCTGGACTCTCCTCCATACTAGTAGATAAGGAGTAGATAATGGATTGCCTAGTCTGCGGATGCGCAGCATGCTACTATCGTGATTGTTGTGACCACACCAACCCAGTACCACCTTATCAGTCAGAGGATGAGGCATACATGGATTGGTACAATGACTATCAGTCAGGCTATGATGTAGATAGCTGGGATAAGATCCAGAAGATGAAGAAGCAGCGTAAGCAAGACAAGCAGTATAGAAAGGAGGACTAATGTTCCAGAGATGTCAGGTACTCACCACTAACCGGAAGTTATGCCTATATGAGGGGAGTAAGCTCCTTAGGAAGAAGAGACTATGTCAGTACCATATGGCACTCCTCGCTAGGGGTGAACAGATTAACTGGGCGCCGAAGCGCCTGCTAGACTGGGACTTGGACAATAGGGTAAGGCTGGCCGTCCAAGCCGAGTACATTGCCAGCCTAAATAGGGAGGCACTATGATTCCAGAACCATGCACAGACCTAGGTGGCAGCAGTTTTCTAATGGGTGCAATCACCGGCATGATTGCCAGTTGGGCAGTCATTATCTACCTAGCATTAGTAAGAAAGGAGGATAAGTAACATGGACTTGGCAGCATTTCTATGGACAGTGATCGCAGTCATCGCAGGAATGACGATCTGGTATGCTGGATTCGTAGTCATTGAGAAGGCATACGATCATCACAAGTATAAGGAGACAGACAATGGGCTATGATATCTACACCAGCGGATCGGACATGAAGCAGTCCGAGAAGTTCGCTCGCAAGTATGGATATGCCTACCTATTCAAGCCGCTTGATGGTAGTCAGCTAACAACTGAACAGCTTATTAATAGGACGGATATCCCAGATAACTACAGGTTTGAGGGTGATCCAAGGGTATACTTCCGAGCCAACATCTGGGGTATGTCAGCAATACGAGAGTACTTCACCAACCTATTCAATGAGTTGCCAGTAGAGAAGCGCAACGAGGTAGGCGAAAGGTATGTAGCCTTCATCGATGCGATCAGCTGGAATGAGGGCAGGCATGTCAAGACTCAAGAGATCTTGACAATACTGCAGTTAATCCAGTACTTCGGCCAGGATGTAGGACAGACAGAGCTAGTCGAAGAGTTCATTGAGTACATGGAGATTGCATCTACACTAGATGGATTCCATGTATGGTAGCAACGAGGGGGGAGTGGCAGTGTTCAGTCCCCCCTCAGTTGCCAGAGGCAGCAACTCATATACCTAGCGAATGCGTTGGCTCTCCTCTCGTTCTTGGGGTGTCCGCTGGACTACCCTCCATAGTAGTAGAAAGTAAGGAGGTTACAGTGAGCGAAGTAGAAGTAACAATCCAGGCTGGGTTTACTCAAGAGTCAGCAGAGCGTCATCTCTCTGCGTTCAAGACAATCATCGAGGCCAGTGCCCAGGTGATTGCAGAACCGGAGCGGATGCTAACGGCATATGGAGATTACTTCATGCCTATCATCGACGACCTCGTAGAGCGGGGCGAGATGGAGCGCAGCGAAGCAATCCAGATTGCCAAAGATGCATTGTCTGAGTTGTTCGTTATCAACCAGCGCTTGGCATTCATGGTAGCAACCGAAGTAGCAGAAGAGATTGGCGCAGAGCCGCTAGATCCAAGAGACATGGCAGTGCCTATCTATCGTAGCAATGACGGCAATCAGTCAGAGTCGCTTAGCAAAGAGGAGGTGATGGAAGAGCTAAGCAGAATCATGGGACGACAGAACGGAGGTAGCAATTGACCAAGAAATGTGATGGTGTTAACCATAAAGTAATCGTAGATGTAGTGACATTTATATCTCATGTTGATCAGCACTTCCAGAATTATGTAACTGGTAGTGCAGCCGATGTGCGTAAGCAGTTGAAAGATATTGCAGGCAAGAAAGCACCATCAGCAGAGATATGGTATGACTATTGCTGCGAAGATTGTAAGGAGGCAACCGATGGATCTGGATCAGGTTCGTGAGAAACTAGAGTACGCAAGGGGTGAAGTTAGCAATGCGTCTAGCCGAGCAGGAGATTTGAGAAGGGAGGCAGACTATCTTGAGTCAGATGTAGACAGTGCATACAGCACAATCGATGACATCCTTGATAACCTAACAGAGTATCAAACGATTGACATCGACCAGCATCGTATGCTCATCAGGTTCCTTGGCAGGGTAGCAAGGCTTAACCTATACCTCTATCGTTCCATCATTGATGGCACGACAGGCCAGCCATTGACCAATGAGGATGAAACGCGAGCACGGGAAGCAATGAACATCCTAGACAGGTTGTTCAAGCTAGACCCAATCGATGGGGATGGTACCCCAAACAAAGACTTTGTAGTTGAATATGACTA